ATACAGCAGAACAATTACCACGATGTCTATGGTAAGTATTGGTGTTGTCAATAGATAACCATTTATGCCACATAGTTGTGGATATGTCATATACCCATGTTAAATCTAATGTAGGAAATGAAACCACATAACATTCGTGGCCTTCTTGTTGGTAAGTCCATGAAATAGCGTCATCTATATATTGATTTAATAATGTTTGTTCTACAGCGTGAGTTGAGATGCGAGTTGGAATATATCCATTCATCATCATAATTTGTGCTTGACCACGATTGTTTCTAGACACATAAGCAAAAGAGTTACCTAATCGCGCTACAGAAAATTTAGCTGCAATACCATGTTGAGTTGATGTGCCTGGTATTCTTTGAAAAGGAAAAGGAAATGATCCAACGTCAACCCATACTTCAGATGAAGTTTCACCAAGACAATATACTTCACGATGATCTACAATTAAAGATACAAGATTATCAGGTGATCCATCTTTAGATGAAAAACTTAAAGCAGGTGTAATTGGACTTAACGGATTAGAAGCAGCCCATTGTTGTGAGTTAGGTCTGTTGTAAACAAAATAATTATCTACAATGTCAACAGTATTGCCACCTGAAAACGCACCATCAGTAGAAGGTAAAGTAGTAAAGTTTAACGCATACATTGTTCTTGACGTTACAGTTTGAGATGCGCTTATAGGATATGTTCCTGTTGATCCTGAACCTGTGCCAAACGTTAATGTAAGTTTTAATCCTGTGCCAGCGCCACTTGATGAAGTAGATACATCATTAGTAGGTTGGGAAGTATAAGAGCCAGCGTTAGTTAAAGTTAATCCTGTAACCACGCCAGCTGATACTGTTGAAACGGTATAGGTTGCAGGCGTTGTTCCGTAAACGCCACCTAATACGGTTACAGTATCGTTGACTGCATATCCTGTGCCACCTGCCGCAATAGTTTGACTTAATACAGATGAGTTACCTAAAGCAGTAATAATTGTGTTAGCTGAAACAGTAGAACCTTGAATAGTTTGACCTGGATACAATGTGCCTGAACTAGCTGTTACAGTCATTGTAGTGCCTGACATTGAAGCGGTTAATACTGAAGCTACAGCCGCAGAATTCATTAATGTAGAAGCTACGGTTTGGCTTTGATTAATGGTGTATGTTCCAGCACCGCCTGTGCCTGTGCCTAAAGCTGTAATAACAGTTGCGTTAGTAACGCCTAAACCAAATAAAGCTTGGTTAATACCTATTGTGCCTGACGTGACTGCGGTCACAGTTAAAGTTGTTCCTGAAATAGAACCTGTAAACAAAGCAGCAGAAGGTGTAGAAATGCGCCATGTATAACGATATGATCCGTCAACAATATAAACGTTTAATCCATTATCAGTAATGCCTACACGACCTGTTGCGGTATTTAATTGACCTATTAATGTAGGTGTTAGGGTAGAAGTTAAAACATATACATAAGGGCCAACAACTGCCACCATATATAATCCACCTGATACAGTTCGCATACCACGAACTTCTTGTTTGTTTTGAAATACAACAGATGATGTAAGGCCAGGCGTTGGGTATAAAGCTACAACACCTCTTGAGCCTTCAGGTTTTAACGGATCAATTTCAGGGCGGAAGTTAATGCACTCTTGACCATCTTGATAAATGGAAGGTGCTTCATAACTAGGGCCTACAAAGCCAAAATCTGCCATTATCTAAAAAATCCGCCTGTGAGTATCCAACCAGCGTCTTTTTGACGGCTAGATAATAAAGCATCGTTAAATCTTGCAGATTGCATAGGTTTCATGTTAGTGCGTTTTAATGTTGCTTTACCTTGTGCAGCAAACGCCACAATCATCGCTATTTGCGTTTGTGAGGCTTTGCCATACATAGGCATCAATCTTTCGGCTAAACACCAACGTAGAGCCATAGAATAGCCTTGTGGAAGGTTTATATCGTCATTAAGTGAAGCGTAGTTTCTAAACAATGTTTGAGCAAACATGTGGATTTCACCCTGTGCAGGATTAGGCCATACAAAGACGTTACCTGAATCAGAATTAGGATTAAAATATATAGCTTTAGGCCAAGGGCCATTTAAAGTTTTTAAACCAATCATGTTGTAATCATCCAACGCTAAAATAGCTATTGGATAATCTAGACCACCATTTACAATCGGTTGACCGTTAGAAGTTGTGTTAATGCGAACATAAGCAGAATCAATACCAAGAGGCTTTTGATAATAGGCTTGAATAAGGGTAGATGCTACAGGGCTTGAATAAGTATTATTAAGTATATATGTGCCTGCATAATTTACATTACCACCTGCACCTGTTAATTCATCTAAAATTTTAGTGCCGTCAGTAATGCCTGTGCCACTTAATGTTTGACCTTGAGCAACTGCACCTGACGTAATTCCTGTAACTGTTAAGACATTACCTGTAATTGATCCTGTAAACTGTGCGCCAATAAAATTAGGTGATGCGTGATAAGGGCCAATAGTGTATTGAGTTTGTCCTGCAATAACAGGCCATATAATTTCAGTCGTGTTAAAGACAATCATGTCCTCGTTTGACCATTGGTCAATAAGGTCGTTAAGCATATCAAAAGCATCTTGAGCTTCTTCAGGCGTTGGAGTTTCACCTGATGCTAATGCACCGATGTCTTTTAAGGCTCTTGATATGATGTCTATTGGCTTTGGCATAATAAATCCTAGATATTAGGTGTGAATACGTTAGCGAGCCAAGGAAAGCCAACTGTTTTGGTTTTTTTAAGCTCTAATAATTGCTCATCTAAACGAGATTTTATACTAGAAACCTCATCTACGGTTGTTTCCTTGTCAATCCAATCAAGAATTGTTTGTTCTCTAACTTCTTCATAAGGAATTTTAATCTCTTTGCCTTTGAAATAATAATTGCCTTCTGTTTCTACAGTATTTTCACTGTCAGTAGCAGTTACATGATAATAAGCATGAGTAACTAAACCTTCTTCTGCGGTCACTTCTACAAGTTTCCATTTATAGTTGTTCATTGATTGCATCCCAAGTTAATGTTTCTTCGTTCCATGTATAACGACCTTCGTCTGTTGGATAGTCAACAGGTGCTTTCCATTGAGCTTTATCTTGATCTAATACCCATGAAGCATAAGGTTGAGGCGGTATAAATGCGTCTAAAGTAGCGTCATACTTGTAGCCAATACCTGCGTAATTCTTGCGAATTTTACCGTTGTAAGATGTTTGTTTCCAAAGTCCACCAAGAAGGTTGTTACAGAACGCAGCACCAATTGCTTCATTCTCTACACCGTCTTGATCGGCTGTGTCTTGGTTAGCAACTACAATTACTTGTGTTACTAAGTTTTCTTCGTTAAGTTGTGCGAAATGTGCCATGTTTTTCCTTTATCTTGCGTTAGCGTTTTTGAATGGGTTTTCTGCATAAGCAGCGTAAATATATGTTGAGCCTGAACCATTAAGAGCAGTTGATGTAGTATTCCATTTAAATCCATTAGCAAACATTTCTGGAGCAGTAAAAGCACCTTCTGCTGCACTTGAATTTGGTAATAAATAAGGATTATTATCATTATAATTTCCTCTTGCTGAATCAAATGTAAACCAATTTTCTACACCACTAGATAATTTTACTAAAATAAATTTAGGTCTAAATCCAAGATATACAAAAGGGCCGTCACTAGAACCATTACCTGTATAAGAACCCATTTTTGAAAAACCTGCTATTTCTGCCCAGCAATAGGCTACATAAGTATATGATGCACTATTAAAGAAATGGTCACCGCTATTCATAACAATATTTGTGCTATTTGGATAAAAATAATTAGTTGTTGTTGGGTCAAGTGCACTTGTAGTATTTAAATAAACTCTATTTACAGTTCCGCTAGTTCCAAATCCTGTAAACCAAGTTTGCCAATTATCTCCAGCTTCTGTTCTATTTTTAATAATAACTAATTTAGGTGCAACGCCTAATCCATGACCTACAGTTGCTCCTGCTGTTCCATTACCAGAATAAGTCACAATACTAAACCCAGCAGTTGTATTTGCTGAAACTGTAGATGTAATAGAACCACTCGTGTTAGATGATCCGCTAGATTGTCCAGCTTGCCATTGCCAGCCTACATAAGTAGCGGCAGATGTATTCATTTTAGCTAATGCACCTACAGTAAATCCGTTTGTATTAAATGCAGTTAATCCTGTAGATTGTGTTGTTTCTGCGGCTGTAGAGTTAGACGCTAAATCTTTAGTAGTTCCACGAACAGAATCATATAAAGCATGGTCTGTAGCACCGCTTCTACCTTTTACCCAAACAAAATCAGGTTGAAATTGAGCATTATTTACTATAACTTGCGTTGTTCCTGTTCCTGTATATAGCGTTGCATCCATATACTTATTACCCTGTAATATAGTAGGGGTAGGTAGGTTATATGTGTTTAGTGCTACATAGCCACTTGGTGGTGTGTATGAGAATGGTCGTTGTCCAAAGTTAGCATTGACTATTGCACTTGTATAAGCAAACACCATAGCTGTAGCATTAACGCCTGTCATAGATGCAGATGAAAGTGAAATTGCACCTTGACTTGTATTG